CAAACATCTCCTTGGGCTATTGCCGCATTAGGGGCGATGATGGATGTGTTGGCCGCTATCTGGTCAAGGCCAAAAGTGAAAGGGGGCCCAAGGAATTGCAGTGAGTGCACGGAGCTTTCGGTGAAGACAAGTGTTTGTTGTCTTGTTTCCACTGCGGTAATTATTCGAGATCCACTGCCGACTCGTAAGTCGCCTGCTGTATTCTCTACTGTTGGCAACCACTCGAATGGGTTTTCTTGATCGGAGAACCTTATTAACAACGGATCTTGGACGCCAGTAGCGGCTCCAGATGCATCGAATGGATCAGCTCCAAAAACAATGACATGTCTGTCTCGATCAGAGACTATTACTTTTTTCGCTACGGTAGGACAGGCGTTGTCGGACAAGGATGCGAGCGATACTGCTCGGTCAGTGCCTAGGGTGCTGGTGCTTGTATCCCAGTAATATATATTTCCGTCATAGACATTGAAGATTAGATCTTCCCCGAAGTTATCATGAGACCAAAGTCTTAGTATATCGGATGTAGAGATTACGCTAGACGCAGACCCCCATGAACCCCTACTCCAAGATCCAGCGCCCCATCCCGGACCACCAACTGTGGTGTCCAGTCCTGTATTGATTTGATATGCACCTACGACGGAAGCTCCACCATTCCCGGTATCTGATGCATTTGCTGTGACAGAGACAATAATCTTGTAGGTACCTGAACCAATCACTTCAGTGATTTGGTGCTCCGCATTGAGTATGTCAGCGGTGACAACGCCTCCGAGAGACACAGCGCCACTGAATGTAACGAAGTCATTCACCACTGCGCCATGATCTGCGTCAGATACTGTGATCTCAGCGGACCCGTTAGTGGCAGAAAATGTAACATCACCAGCGGCTGTCGTTGCTCTGATAGGAGTGATGTCGTTATACCCCCCACCTTGCTCTAAGTAATACTTTAAATTAGTGCCTAGCCCGTTGAGGACATTACCGGTAAGGGTTACAAAAGGAAGTATTGCGCGGGCTGTGCCTTGGTATGTGAGTTCGCTTCGTCGTTCCCAGCCGCCAATCTTTTCTGGCATTCCTGATCGAAACCTGATCTTGTCACAGTCATACCATCCACCTTCGTTGGTGTAGCTCGTGGTCTCTTTATTGATCCCCGGCTTAAACTGCAATTTTGTCAGCGGCATATCCACTCCATACTAGGTCATGTACTGTCTCCCAAGAACCTCTGCGTCCAGATCGTCAGGGAGTATTTCGTTCCGCGAATCAACTCATTGCATCGGTGACCATGTGTCACCTCTCCCGGAAACAAGACAACGTCGCCTGTTTGCGTATTAATGTTTGAGAAGTTCTGTCGCGGGAAGACTAACTCAGCTCCTTCATAGTCTTCATTTAGTTTAACCGATCCTGTGACCAGAGAAGCGTCTGTGTGAAGCCCTAAGGACGTTTGACCGCCCTCTGTATACTTCATGACAAAAATATCTCGAATGCCAATCATCTCCATTGGTCGCCAGTATTCTTCGCAAATATCCTTGATACGCCCCATGAAAGCATCAGACACGATGTCGTAGTATTTTTGTGACACCAGACTCAACCTAATCTCTTGAGCTGGGAACTTGTCGTAACTTAGTGAGCCCCAGCCTCCATGCTGTTCCGAAAGACTAATCAACTCTACACATTGTTCTGGGGTCAATAAGGTAGTGATAAGCATTTCAGGAGCCACAACATCATAGCCTTTTACACCAGTTGGCTCTTTGATCCCGGGATAAATGTTGGAGAAGTATTTGTGCATTTGCACTTTCTCGCTATCTCCTCCGTTTCCGTGGAAGATCAGTGGACAACAGTTGTTGTTGTATATATGCCCATTGCCTACAGACACTGATTGGCAAGACGTTTGAAATATGTACCCCTCTACGTCGATCTTGATGTCATGCTCTTTAGATAGAAACGCTTTGGTGTAAAGCAGTTGATCATCGTCGGAATCAGCGTAATCGCCCATAGAGTCGATAAGGTCTTTAACTCCCTCGACAGATCCAATGAAGCCTCCACTATTGAGGTAGCGATAGTCCCCTTCAGTGTCATATTGGCTAGCTAAAGATTCGTCTGGCCAGCAAGTTTTTTCTCCAGAGAAGACAATGTCTGAGCCAAACCCTAGATATCTTGAGACTATTAGATCCTTGATGTTTTTAGCATTGGTCAGAAAGGAGTCATACCCATCGGAAAATATAATGATGTCGTCGTTTGGTAGATGATCTATCGCTTTCCTTAGAAGCGTTATCTTGTGCGCTCCTCCCGGAGAGGCCATGTCTCCACCTTTCCAGTCCTCGCCTTCGCCAGCAACAGTGATGTCTATGTCATGTATCTTGCATGACTCTATGAGCCGGTAAGCTTTATCTCTGTTCGTACCGACTGTGAAAAAATGTACATCGCCCCACACAAAGTAATCCTCATCTGAGGATGGATCTATGTTTGATTTACCCTCAACCTTGTCCCTTGGTGCGCCCATGTGCGGCTCAAAGCCTACCCATCGTACACCTCTCTCAGAAAGGTTCTTGTTAACTAAGGGCATCAATTCATCAGATGGCATCAAGTTGTAGAGCCTTGCCTGTATGCTTAACAACCTAGCTGTTTCGGGATTGATGGCATAAGCGCAACACCAGTAAGGATAAGACACATAGTTCAGTCCCTCTTCTGGGGACTCAACAACCCCTTTCTCCATCTCTAGATACGATAAGTAAGCAACCCCGTACTTGGTAGCGGCGTCAATGATTCGTTGTTCGTTATATTGCTCTTTGTCAATCACGAAGTCGTCTTCAAGGATCAGGTATATATCTTCTCCTTTAGCGCATTCCTCCCACAACTTTAAATGAGATAACATGCACCCAACCTCTCCTTTGGTCATCCTTCGGTTGAGTATTGGATCTCTCCAATCTTTATTAAAGAACAGCCCCTGTCTATTGATCTCTTCGTTGGACAATTTTATTCCATCGACAGCCATAACGTAATTGGGCTGAATCATCTGATTGTCTGAAAGAAATCTTTGTCTTCTGTCAATTCTAAAAGGCAGTGATATTACTTTGTTGACTAACGCCATCTAGGCCCCCTGACCCATGAGACAAGAGAATATCTTACTCCTGATGTAACTGTCGTAACTCTGTGCTGAAGGTATGATGGGAACACGAGAATCGACCCCTGCGTTTTAAAGTCTTCGGGGTTCGCAACCTCCGAAAACTCAAACACGCCCCCGTCATAGCTATTCGGATCAGATAGCTGTACTGACATGCTTAACTTTCTATCGTAAGGCTGATCTGCTGTCCAGTTAATGTCATGATGCCAGTCGTACTTGCCCTGCTGGGTTGCGTGGTACTCGGTGAACTGAAGCTCGCTTATTTGATTCATAATGTCGAACCAGAATGCATTAGCGTTTGCTTCCGTGACGTAATCAATCAGTATTTTTTTGAGAGAAAGCTCCTGATCTATCCACCGAATAGTTGATGACCTATGGTCTGACTTATTGTTGTATGTAACGGCGTTATGCTCTGGGTATTTCATGCTTGACTCAATTATCTTGTTGCAGAAATCCAAAGGCAAAACGCCTTCAAACAATTGCCAGCTATCCCTCATAAAGAACGCCCTCGGGCTGACTATGTTTCAAAAGCTGAAGACCGGCATTTTCTGCATAGGAGCTTGCATAAGATACCCACCCAGTAAGTATAATTTTTTCGTTGGATAAAGGTGGGTTTCCCCTATGAGGATGCGTTACGCCTGCGGGCCACATAAGCATTGACCCAGCTTTAGGTCGATACCTAGCTCCTTGATACAAGAACTCGGTTTCTCCCCCCTCCTCGACATCGTTCAAGTAAATTGACCAAACTAAAGCTCTATTACTTGCTTCACCGACTCCGTGTTCTATGTGCCAAACAGAGTAACCTCCGGTTAAGGGAGTAATTTGTAATTTCATGCTCGGGCAAATAAGAGGAAACCCATGAATTGATTGCACCTCTTTGCCGTATTCTTGAACGGTGTTGAGCACAATATTATTTATCTCTCCGAAATAATCGCTCATGTCTCGGGGCATGAAAATTTGAAGGTCATGTCTGCCGAATTTTTTTTCGTTAAATTGATGTTCGCCAGAATGATATTCAGTCAGAGCGCCAGACTCAATAACAGCTTTCGCTTGCGCTATGATCTCCTGACAGAACTCCTTTGTAATTGCATTCTCTTTTTCGTATATAAAGTTTACAAAGCTCATGAATCCGGTATCGTTGGCCAAGTTACGTTGTACAGTATATATGTGTCATCCGCGATATTCCAACGATATTCTGCATTAGGGTATGTGGCAGGCATATCCCTTAATGCATTCCTATATGTAGCCCATTCGGCTTGTTTTTCTGTAGTCAAGGTTGACCATTTTGTCGGCATTTCGATGTAGTCGGTTTCCTCCAACCTTTCATTTCTCAAAATACGCAACTTGTTTAGCGCCTCTTCGCCTGAAATAGTTGGCGGAGGTACCCAAGCGGCTATTTCTCCGTAATCCCCATTTACAGCATTTTCAAAAAGCGTTCTTCCCCACTCCTCAGGGTCGTACGCTGTGGCGGCAAACCAAACATAAACCTCATCGAGTTCGTCAAAATCAACCTCAAGATCAATCATAGTATTCGAGGCATCTGTCCATCTCGGATTTCGCGCTGAATTTATGGTCCTTACTGTCATTACGCTGTCCTTACCCATAAATTAAAGGTGCTTGAGTCGTTAGTAACCGCATTGGTTCCGTTAGCATCCGCTTTAGACGGGCCCATGTTTCTCCAAGTTCCAGACGGGTGAACTACGGTAGCTTGTATTCTACCGTTAATACCGTTGTTGTTCCCTGAAACTCTAATTGCATCAGAGTTATTAGAGCTTGTGTATCCTAAGACAGAACCAGATGCTGTATTACCGGGCAAACAGTTTGTCGTAGTCTCATATACGGCCCACAAGTAAGAACCAACCGCCCCGAGAGTGGAAGATGGTGTTCCTGCTGGGCCAGTGGGTCCGGTAGGCCCTGTAGACCCAGTATCTCCCTTCTGGCCTTTGGCTCCCGTGCCTCCGGTAGGGCCGGTAGGGCCAGTGGGTCCTGTGGCTCCGACTTCACCCTTCTGGCCTTTCTGACCTTTAGCTCCAGTGGATCCTGTGCTACCAGTGGCACCAGTTTCACCTTTCTGACCCTTGGCTCCAACTCCTCCTGTGCCGCCTGTGGGGCCGACTTCGCCTTTTTGACCCTTGGCTCCAGTGGGTCCAACGGGTCCAATGGGTCCAACTCCGCCAGTTCCGCCAGTTTCACCTTTTTGTCCTTTGGGCCCGACAGAGCCAGTAGATCCTGTGGGTCCTGTGGGTCCTGTGGGCCCTGTAGCCCCGACCTCACCTTTCTGTCCCTTCGGTTCAGTTGGGCCTGTGCCTCCTGTGCCACCTGTCGCTCCGACTTCACCTTTCTGGCCTTTAGGTCCAGTTGGTCCAGTTCCTCCAGCGGGTCCCGTGGCTCCGACTTCACCCTTTTGCCCTTTGGGCCCGACAGGGCCGGTAGGGCCAGTGCCGCCAGCAGGTCCTGTGGGTCCTGTGGGTCCTGTG